CCGAGGTACTGTCCCGCGCCGACCTTGATGATACCGCGCTGCTTACCACTCGCGTCATCTTCAAAGCGGCAGCCAAGCTCCGGCGCATGAACGCTGTACCCATCGATGACTGCTACGTCGCCATAGTCCACCCCAACGTGGCCTGTGACCTTATGCTCTCCGATGGCTGGCTCGACGTGCATAAGTATACACAGCCCGAAAACATCTACAAGGGCGAGATCGGCAAGCTCGGCGGTGTTCGCTTTGTCGAATCCACCGAGGCGCGTATTATCGGTCCCGCAGCCATAAGCGACGGTCTGGGAGTGCTTAGCGTAAAGACCGCTATAAACTCCAGCTCCACCAGCATTGTCATCAATGAGGAGCTTACCGAAGCTACCCCCGCCGAGCCGATACCCGTCTATATCAACGGCGCGGAGAACACCATTACCGCGATAGCCACCTCCGGCGGTAATACTACCCTGACCGTAGGCACCGCCATTACCAGTCTCGCGGCAGGCGCGAAGATAACCGGCAAGGGCGCGACCAAGAGCGGCAAGGCCGTATACTGCACCATGTTCATAGCTCAGAACGCCTACGGCAGGACTATGCTCAAGGGCGGCGGCTTGCGGCACATCATTAAGCAGCTTGGCTCCGGCGGCACCGCCGACCCCCTGGACCAGAGGGCAACCACCGGCTGGAAGGCAACCAAGGTTGCAGAACGCCTCGTGGAAGAGTACATGGTGCGCGTCGAGCACTGCTCAGAGACCGAGCCCTACGCCGCAGCTAATTAACCTGAAAGGAGTTATCCATGAGCAATACCAAAGATAAGGCCATCCTTACTGAGGAGGCAGTTACTCCCGAAGCAGTTACTCCCGAAACGGTACCCGTTTCCGACGACCCCCGCGAATACGTTGAGTTCAAGCTCCCCCGCGACCCCCGCAGCAAGGAAAACGGCAAATATGTCAGCGTGAACGAGATAAGCATGTTCGTTCCGTTCGGCAAGCGAGTAAAGGTTCCCCGCTGCATAAAGGAAGTGCTGGAGAATTCCCTCGACGAGGATGAACGCACTCAGAACCGTCTCCTTGCCCTTCAGGAAGAAGCAAGGACGAGCGAACCCGTATAACCTATGGAGCCGCAAGGCTCCCTCATGCGGCGTGGGTAGGCCCACACGTTGGTTCAAGCCCAGCGCACCGCACTATTGGAGGTTTTATGAAGATATCCGAGGCAATCGCACAACTAAGGTCTATTAAGGAAAACCAGTACGACGATGAAACCCTCGTGCGCTGGCTCTCTGACGTCGAGGGCAGAATATACGAGGAAGTCATCAAATGGCATGAGGATACCGACGACGTTGCTCACGGTCCGTATTCACCAGATGGTGATATGGACACCGCGCTCATGGTTCTACGATGACCTTTATATCAAGTACCTCATGGCGCAGGTGGATTATCACAACGCGGAACTGGCTCGGTACAACAATTCCATGGTCATGTACAACATTGCGCTATCCGATTTTGCAAACTGGTATAACCGCAGCCACAGACCCAAGCAGACTCATTATTACACTGGATTGAGGTATTGATATGGGCTTTCTTCCTTCGCTATCCGAACTGAATACCTCCCGCGAAATGATAAGCGAATTTGGGGGGTATAATCATAACCTGCGTATCAATAACAACGAGTTCAGCGATATGCAGAACATGACGTCAACCCACTACCCCGTCTTATCACCGCGAAGTGTCCGAGGCCGTGTGCGCTCCCTGACGAAGCCAAACGGCCTTTTTGCACATAACAAGCTGGCATGGGTGGACGGCACTACATTCTACTACGACGGCAGTGCCGTCGCCGGTTTTTCCTTGACTGACAGCCCTAAAACATTTGTCGCTATGGGTGCATATATCCTAATATGGCCTGACAAAGCATACTACAACACGGCAACTGGCGATTATGGCAGCCTCGGCAATAAGATTACGACCTCCGGCACGGTAAACCTTACGCTCTGCAAAAACGATGGTACTGCCTATACAAGCTACTCCACCGGCGCAACCGCTCCGGCCTCTCCTGACGATGGCGCACTATGGATAGATACTAATTCAAAGCCCCATGTACTCAAACAATATTCCTCTACCTACGGTACATGGGCAAGCATTCCCACCACTTACGTCAAGGTTAGCGCTGCTGGCATAGGCGTAGGGTTTGCCGAGCATGACGGCGTTACCATATCCGGGCTCACCAATACAGACCTCAACGGCGACTTTATACTGTACGGCGTCGGCAACGACCATATACTCGTCACTGCCATAATAGACGCGGTTGCAACCGACACAGCAGCCGTCACGGTAGAGCGTAAAATACCAGACATGGATTATCTCACCGAAAGCGAAAATCGCGTGTGGGGCTGCTCCAGCGCAAAACACGAAATATATGCTTGCGCTCTTGGCGACCCTAAAAACTGGTACAGGTTCATGGGCATATCTACGGACAGCTTCACGATGACCGTCGGCTCTCCCGGCGACTTCACCGGCGCCTGTACGCATCTCGGCTATGTGCTGTTCTTCAAGGAAGATGTAATCCATGAAATATACGGTTCAAAGCCGAGCAATTTCCAACTCACCAATACCGTGTGCCGCGGTGTAGAGAAGGGCAGTGAGAAAAGCCTAATTATCGTCGATGAGACATTGTTCTATAAGTCCGCACACGATGTATGTGCGTATAGTGCATCACTCCCTCAATCTATATCTGAAGCACTCGGCGCGGAAAAATATAAAAACGCCGTGGCGGGTGCTTTTGGCTCCAAGTATTACATCTGCATGGAGAATGCTGATGGCCGTCATGCCCTGTTCGTGTACGATGCCGCCCATAGGCTTTGGCACAAAGAGGACAATAGGCATATTACCTACTTTGCCACATTCGGCAAGGAGCTCTATTTCATAGCTGACAATACCATATACTCGGTAAATGGTGACACATCCGTATACGGCGATGCAGCAGCAGCGCATGAAGCCCCTTTTGATTGGTTCGCGGAAACCGGGGACATAGGAATGGAGTATCCCGACCATAAGTATGTAAGCAAGCTCCAATTCCGGGTAGAAGCCACCCTCGGCACCCTGATACGCATAGAGGTTCAATATGACCATGACGGTATCTGGATTGAAAAATACCTTATAAACGCTACTGCAAAGCGCTCATTCACAGTGCCCATACTCCCCAGGCGTTGCGACACCATGCGGATCCGCATAAGCGGCAACGGTGACTGCCGCATCTACTCTATCACCAAAACCATTGAGCAAGGGAGTGAGCTGTGATGGCCTTCACCGGTTTTGACTTGCCCGACATCGGCAATTCCAATCTGGACAGTGCAGCCGAGCGCAGGCAGATATTGGAATACCTGTTCCAGCTCACAAAGCAGCTCCGCTATACCCTAAATAACCTCGGCGAAGAAAACCTCTCTGACGAGCTGAACAGCACCATACAGGAAGCGTCGAGGTCCGCCGTTTCAGTCGAGCGCATTATCAGGAACGTCGAAGGCAGCGTATCCAAGATACAACAGACCGCCAATTCCATAAAACTCGAAGTGGCAACAAAGGTCGGTGAGAATGAAATCATATCAAAAATCAACCAGACCTCTGAAAGCATACTTATCCAGGCAAACCGGCTCAACCTGAGCGGCTACGTCACCATAAACTCCCTGAAAGCAGGCGGCACTACCACCATTGATGGCGGCAGGATAACGACCGGCAAAGTAGCCGCCGAACGGATTGATGTAGACAATCTTTGGGTGAAACACCTGAACGGTGCGAACGGTACATTCAGCGGCTCCTTGAGCGCTGCAACAGGAACGTTTTCCGGTAGTTTGGAGGCTGCAAGTGGTACGTTTACCGAACTAACCGCATCCAATGGCGCAGTAAAGTTCACCGGTAATAACATCAATATTTGCGGCGTTGAAATTGGTTATGTGAGCTACTATTCGCAAGTGTGTGTTGTGCCTCCATCACATCAGACCGGCAACGTTGGCACCGGAAGCCTCGCGTGGGATCAGTGCGTCGCAAAAAATCTGTACAGCAGCGGGGGCGGCGTCAATTCATACTCCATGCGAAAATTAAAGAAAAACATACTGAACTATCCTTATGACCCTACGGCGGTAGACCGCTTGCAGCCAGTCACATACATAATGCGGAATGACGACACAAACACCATCCGTCTCGGTCTTATCGCTGACGATGTACGTGAAGTGGAGCCGTTACTTGTAAGTAGCTTTCAAGACGAGAGTATGCCCGGTTCGGTTCTGACATTGGATTACAGCAGGGTATCCGTGCTTCTGATAAACGAAATTAAGGCTTTGCGTAAGCGCGTAAGCAGCTTGGAAGGGAGATTTGCATCATGACTAAATATATCCAAAAGCTAATGGATGCCCTGGCCTGCCTGGACGCTGTTTCCGTGACCGGCAGGAATAACAGAATGAATATGCTGCTCGCGGAGCAGCACATAGCCGATGTCGCGCAAGAGCTCACTGCGGCAGAGGCGGCAAAGAAAAAGGATAAGGAGGCGGCTGACAATGGCAACGTATAAGAAAGGCTCCCGCAGCGATGAGGTAAAGCGGATACAGGAAGCCC